TATAATTGTTGAAGGGCACGAAGTTTTAGATCCCGATACATATACTGATATTTACAATGATATGCTTTTAAAGAAATATCTTACTGCTCTTATTAAACGCCAGTGGGGATTAAATCTTATTAAGTTTGAAGGAATGCAACTGCCTGGTGGAGTAACACTCAATGGCCGTCAAATATACGATGATGCTACTCAAGATATTGAAAAGATCGAAGAAACGATGCAACTAACTTATGAGAAACCGACTGACTTTTTTGTTGGATAATGTATTATGCCACGAAACGTTTATTTTTCACACGGTACTCAGAACGAGCAACATCTTTATGAAGATATTATCATAGAGAGTCTTCGTATATATGGTCATGAGTGCTATTATATACCAAGAACAATTGTTAATGAAGACTCGATTTTTAACGAAGATTTATTAAGTAAATTCGGTGAAGCATACATGATTGAGATGTATGTTGATAGTGTTGATGGTTATGAAGGTGACGGAAATCTATTAAGTAAGTTCGGATTAGAGGTTAGGAATCAAATTAGTTTTGTTCTTTCTCGTAAGAGATGGAATAATTTAATTGGTAGATTTGGTAATGATCCAAATGAACTTATTCGCCCAAATGAGGGAGACTTAATTTATTTACCACTTGTTAAAGGATTATTCGAAATCCGTTATGTTGATGGTGATACACCGTTCTATCAACTGCAAAATATGCCAACGTATAAACTTACGTGTGAGCTATTTGAATATAGTAATGAAGCTATTGATACTGGTATAGAAGAGGTTGATTCATTCGAAACAAATTTTGCTACTCGTACTACACTTACTTTAGGAGCTGGTTCTGGTTCATTCATTGTTGGCGAAGATATTACACAAACAATTAGTGGAAGTCCTAATATTACTATATCTGGAGAAATTGCTGAAGTACGAAGTAACGAAGTTGATGTAGTTGGTATAGAATCAAGTGATAATAGTAATATATCGTTTAGTATTACAGATGGCATAGTTGGTAATTTAATTGGTGAAAAATCTGCGGCTTCATACGCTATTACACTAAAAGATACATTTACGCCAATTGATACAAATGATAAGTTTGCAGACAATGAAGAGTTTGAGTCAATTGGAAATAACTTTATAGATTTTACAGAAATTAACCCATTTGGAGAAGTAGATATTATATAATATGTTAGACGGAGTACATTTCTATAATCAGACGCTAAAGAAGTCTGTTGCTGTATTTGGAACGATTTTTAATAATCTTAAGATTGTTCGTAAAGGAACAAGCGAAACTCGCGTGCCACTAGCATATGGCCCAAAAAGTAAATTTCTTGCTCGTATACAGCAAGATGCTGATTTAGAAGATCAAAAATTAGCAATTAAACTACCAAGGATGAGCTTTGAGATTACGTCAATAGATCGAGATTCTGCGTCAGCTTTAAATAAAAGTAATACTAAATTGTTTGATGTTTCGGGTACGGAATTAAGTAAAGGCGTTTTACGCCAATCTGTTCCATACACTCTTGGGATGCAATTGAATATTCTTGCTAAAACCCAAGATGAAGCTCTACAGATATTTGAACAAATTCTCCCTACATTTGTTCCAGAATATACCGTTGCTATTAAGGATATGGATGGTATAGGAAATTCTGTAGATGTACCGATTGTACTTACTGGCACAACTATTGAAGATGACTATGAAGGGGATTTTACAACTCGAAGAACTATAGTATATACGCTTGATTTTGAAATGAAAATTAGGTTTGCTGGTCGTGTTACTAATAAACCAGTCATTCGCGTTGTTACAGCGGATCTTTATAATAATTCGACTGAAACATCTGCTATTGAACCGGTTGATCGTGTTAAAACCGAGTTAGGTTCTGCCGATGATACTCCTGATGATTTTACTACAAACACCACGTTTGGATTTGATGATGAAAACTAAAACTGATATTTTAACTGCGCTTGAAACAAACCTTCCCCAACAATTAAAAAAGATAAAAACTGAGGTAGCTCAGACTGAGATTGTTGCTGACACAGAGGAAGATTATGTTTATTCAAGAGATAAGATTAAAGAGTTAATCGAAAAGGCAGAAGAAGCTATTGATAATATGATGGCTCTTGCTAGTGAGACTGAGCATCCAAGAGCATTCGAAGTTCTTGCTGGTATGTTTAAGACTACTACTGATATGATGGACCAATTGATCACACTTCAAAAGAAAAGAAAAGAGTTGACACAATCAGAAGAGCAGAAGGTTACAGCATCTGGTGGTACTACAAATAATGCAATCTTTGTTGGTTCTACCACTGAACTACAAAAGTTTTTGAGTAAAAGTAATGACATTAGTTAATGGAGACAAGGGATACTTGGGTAACGCTCTAGTCAAGAGGGATGGCATACAGGATAGTTTCACACAAGAAGAAGTTAGTGAATATGTAAAGTGTATGAAAGATCCGATATACTTCGCTGAAAAGTATATCAAGGTGATCTCACTTGATGATGGTTTAGTGCCATTTAAACCTTATGAATATCAAGAAAGGATGTTCAAGCACTTCAATGAGAATAGATTCTCTATTGTACTCGCTTGTCGTCAGTCAGGTAAATCTATCAGCACAGTCATTTATATTTTATGGTATGCAGTCTTTCATCCAGAAAAGACTATTGCGATTCTAGCTAATAAAGGTGCTACTGCAAGAGAGATGTTATCACGTGTCACATTGGCACTTGAAAATCTTCCATTCTTTCTTCAACCTGGATGTAAGGCATTAAATAAAGGTAATATCACATTTGCGAATAATACAAAGATCATCGCAGCTGCGACATCTGGTTCATCTATTCGTGGTCTATCAGTCAATCTTCTTTTCCTCGACGAGTTTGCCTTTGTTGAAAATGCTGCAGAATTCTATACTTCAACATATCCGGTTGTTTCGGCTGGTAAAGAAACAAAGGTTATTATTACATCTACAGCAAATGGGGTTGGTAATATCTTTCATCGTCTATATGAAGGTGCTGTTCAAGGTACTAATGAATTTAAAAATTTCCGTGTTGATTGGTGGGATGTGCCTGGTCGAGATGAGAAATGGAAAAAACAGACCATAGCAAATACATCGGAACTTCAATTTGAGCAGGAGTTCGGAAATAGTTTTCACGGTCGATCCAACACACTTATTAATTCTGATACTATTCTAGGATTAAAAGGAATTGAAGCAGTTGAATATAAGAATAATATTTCTTACTATGAGAAGCCTATTAAGGGACACAATTATGTAATGTGTGTCGATGTCTCAAAGGGTAGAGGACAGGATTATTCTACATTTAATATATTTGATATTCAGAAGGATAGATTTAAACAGGTTTGTACATTTAGAGATAATATGATATCACCTCTAATTTTTCCAGATATTATAGTTAAAGTCGGCAATCTTTATAATGAAGCAATTGTGCTGATTGAGAATAATGATGTTGGTCAAGTGGTTTGTAATGCAGTATATTATGAATATGAGTATGAAAATACCTTTGTCCAATCTTCTACTAAAGCTGGTGGTATAGGTGTTACAATGTCAAAGAGGATTAAAAGGATAGGCTGTTCAAATTTAAAAGATTTAATTGAACTTAAAAAATTAGAAATTGTTGATCATGATACTATTTCAGAAATAGCTACATTTGAATCACATGGTTCTTCATATGCTGCATCTGTTGGTAATCATGATGATCTAATGATGAATCTAGTTCTCTTTGCATGGTTCATATCTTCTGATGCATTTGGTAATATACTTGATATGGATTTAAAGGGAATGTTATATGAAGATAGAATTCGTGAAATTGAAGATGACTTATTACCATTTGGCTTTATTGATGATAATAAACAGAGTTCATCTTTGAATACTGAAGCACATGATACTCTCGTCCAACAAACTAAGAATTGGCTTGGATTCTAGAAATATCAATATAGATAAATAGTCTTATTGATAAATTCTTATTATGCATCTATCTTATAATAAACAATAACTGAAAGGACACAACTATGAGTTTCATGGTATCACCCGGAGTCGAGGTTAAAGAAATCGACTTAACAAATGTCATTCCTGCGGTATCTACCTCGATTGGTGGATT